GTTCTTAAATTTACTGGAACTTTAACAACTGCATCTACTGTAACAATTCCAGATGGAATTGAAAAATTTTACATTATTGATTTATCTGCTGTTGTTGGAGTAACTAACCTTACAATTAAAACTGCAAGTGGTTCTGGTTTTACTGCAGGTGAAGCTGCAATCGTTGCTGCTTATTCTGATGGAACAAATTTAAATGAAATAGCATTAAACACTTTAGGTGGAACAATTGCTACAGCACAAATTGATGACAACGCAATTACAAGTGCAAAAATTTCTGCAAACCAAGTGACTACTGCTAAGATTGCTGACAATGCGATTACTACTGCTAAGATTAGTGCATTACAAGTAACTCGAGCAAAAATTGCAGACGATGCAGTAGGTCCAGATCAACTTTCAAACACTGCAGTAACTGCAGGTTCTTATACTGTTGCATCAATCACTGTAGACGCTCAAGGAAGAATTACTGCTGCTAGTTCAGGAACAGCAGGTGGCGGTAACATGATTGCCGTAAAATATGAAGGTGGACCAACTAGCGGAACTTATACTGCTAATGCATCAGCAACAAAAGTAATTGTATATGCTGCTGGAGGCGGAGGAAATGGAGGAGCGGGAGCGTTTAACCCACCTCAAGGAGGTCCAGGACAACCAGGTGGAGATGGGGGAGCAGGTGGAATGGGAGCATTCTTTTTTCCAGTAACAGCACCTTACTCAGAACCTTTTTCAGTTGGTGGAGTAGGTGGAACCACGACTCTTGATAACAACGTTACAGCAAACGGAGGACAAAATTTAGCTGGTGGAGGTCCTTCTCCTGCTTATCAAGCAGCGGATGGAACACCAGGTACTGCACCAGGTGCAACTGTAGATTTTAGTGGTAATAACCAAGACATGAAAATATATATGGCACCAGATATAGGAGTAGGTGGATTAGGTGGAGGTCCCCCTGCAGCACCAGGTCAACCAGGTAATCCAGGTGGTCTATATATTTTTGAAGATTTAGGAGTTTAATATGGCATTTGTAATTTTAGATAACGGACAATTTTATAAAATAGCAAAAACAGAAGCTGATAAAAATGATATTAATGTATCAGCTAGAACTAAATCAGAAGTTACTATAACTGAAGCTGAGTTCAATTCATTTGTAACAAATCAAAAAGATATTATAGTAAATAATGGAGCTGTTTCTTTTATTGATAAATTTTCATCAACTGTACAAAATGAAGCCGCTTTAAAACAAAAGTTTGATAATTTTAAAAAAGAAGCAAAATTGTATATTTCTAAAAATCAAGGAAAACAATTAGCAACTCAATTACAAACTTATTTAGGTGTTTTATCTCAAGTAGATACATCTTCATTAACCTATCCTATAAATTGGGAACAACATTGTGTAGACAATTCAATTACTTTTTTACACGAATATCAAATAGGTTAAATTAAACTTGCTATAGTCTATAAACAATTATAAAACATTTTTATGTTTGAAAAAATAATTGAGTTTAGTGCGCCAGAAGTTTATTATAATTTAAAACAAAATCATCCAACTCCAATTAAAATAAATATACCAGAGTGGTATAAAAAACTAGAACACAAAATTAATTACAGAACAGTTAAAGGATGTATGCCTTTTTTAGATACATTAACTTTTGGTTATTGTTTATATCTTCCAGTAGATTTTAAAATAGAACACAACAAAACTGTTACAGATGAACAAGGTAAAGATAGAAAAGATAGTTTTTCTGCCACTCCTCTTATGCGAGGTGGAGCAGATCTTGAGATAAATATGAATTTTAGTGGTAAACCAGAAGTTCATTCCCCATTTCAATTAGAAGGATCTCCTTTAGTAGATAAAAATAAAAATTTACCTTTTTACAAAATATTAAATCCTTGGATAATTAAAACACCTCCAGGTTATTCTTGTTTATTTGTTCCACCATTAAATAATACTGATGACAGGTTTAGCATTATTCCAGGCATTGTAGATACGGATACTTTTGATAGGGAAATTAATTTTCCAATAGTGCTTAATGGAGATAAATATCCTAATTTAGATACAACAATAGTTAAAGGAACCCCTTACGCACAAGTCATTCCATTTAAAAGAGATAACTGGAAAATGAATGTAACAAAATCTAAAATTAAAAATAAACTTTTACATAATTTATTATATCCTTTAAGATTTATACATAACTATAGATCAGATTTTTGGAGTAAAAAACAATGCAAGTAGATCCATATGGAGTTGGACAATACGTTAGAGTAATTGATGGTATATTTCCAAAACAAACACTAGAAAAATTTTATAAAATTTGTAAAGAATTAGATTTTAAAGATGCTTATATAGGTGGTGGTAAAGATTCAAAAGTAAATAAAGAAATTAGAAACACTCAAACTTTATGTTGGCATAGATATAGTAAAGAACTTACTCATGTTCGTTGGTGTAATTATTTTATAAATGCAACCTATGATGCTATAAAAAAATACTATATACCAGTAGTACCACAAGCCGTAGTAAGTAAAGCACCCCAAATCGAAGTTCTTAAATATGAAGAGGGAGGTTTTTATACTCCTCACGTAGATCATTTTGCAAAAATTCCAAGAACAATTAGTGTTATAATTTTTATAAATGATGATTTTGATGGTGGTGAATTTGAAATGTTTTCTCCCGATTTAAAAGAATCTAAAAAAGTAAAACCTGAAGTAGGAAGAACTATTATATTTCCTTCAAATTTTTTATATCCACATAAGGCAAATCTTGTAAAGAATGGTACGCGATATGCTATTGTAATATGGTTTTTATAATATGCAAATAAGAAAAGATTTTAAATACAAAATAATTAAAAACTTCTTAACACAAGAAGAAATTAATCTATTACGAGATTATACTATCCTTAGAATAAGACATGATGATACTAATGATCAAAGCAACAAACCAGGTGTAGTAGATTTAAATTTTTATGGAGACCCTATTATGGAGTCTTTAATGATACAAAAGTTACCTTTAATGCAAAAAGAAACTGAATTGGAATTGTTACCAACTTATACTTTTTGGAGGTGTTATACTAAATTTGCTGACCTTCCAAAACATAAAGATAGACCTTCTTGTGAAATAAGTACAACAGTTAATATTGGATCTGATGGAACTTCATGGCCAATATATATGAATGGCACACCTATAGATTTAGCGCCAGGAGATGCGGCAGTTTATTTAGGTTGTGAGGTTTTACATTGGAGAGAAGAATTTAAAGGTGATTGGTGTTCTCAAGTATTCATACATTACGTTGATAAAAATGGTCCTAATAGAGAATTCTTTAAAGATAAAAGAACGCATTATGGCTTACAATCAATATGGTAGAATGCTATAATTACGCATGCCTTTAACGAATGTACAGATTAGACCAGGATTTAATAAACAAGTCACAGCCACAGGTGCTGAAGGCCAATGGACTGATGGTGATTTTGTTAGATTCAGATATGGATTACCTGAAAAAATAGGTGGTTGGGAACAGATTACTTCTAAAACTTTAGTAGGTGCTGTACGAGAACAATTGGTTTGGGCTGACTTAGATGGACGTAAATACGCAGCATTAGGCACTAACAAAGCTTTAATGATTTATTACGAAGGAGCCTTTTATGATATCACTCCTTTAGATACTGCTATAACTGGAATTACCTTTGATACTACAGATACCTCAGCAACGGTCACCGTAAACAAAACAGCTCATGGATTATCTGTTGGAGATTTGTTTAAATTTACATCAGTAACTCCACCGTCAGGCGCAGGATATGTGGCAGCAGATTTTGAAACAAATACTTTTCAAGTGGTTACAATACCCAATAACGATACTTTCACTATTACAATGGCTTCAGCTGCTACAGCAACAACGTCTGCAAGTGGCTCAGCTACAATTAACCCTTACATAAAACCAGGGCCTCTAACTCAAAGTTATGGATATGGTTGGGGAACATCAACCTTTGGTGGTGCATCAGGTATTGTTTCAACCTTAGATGGAGCTCTTTTAGATGACACAAACGGAACAGGTGGAACTGGAACAGACATAACATTAAACTCTGTAGTAGGATTTCCAACATCAGGCACAATTAAAGTTGGAGCTGAATTTATTTCTTATAATGGAATTACTTTAAACAATTTAAATAACATTACAAGAGACGTAGCCGGAACGAGATCAGCTCACTCAGATGGAGCATCAGTTGAATTTTATACTGCTTGGGGAGAAGCTTCTACAACATCATCAGTATTACTTGATCCTGCGTCATGGTCTTTAGATCATTTTGGACAAAAATTAATAGCGACTGTAAAAAATGGAAAAACTTTTGAATGGAATCCAATTTCAGCCTCTGCCTCTGCTTTACAAACAAGAGCAACAGCAGTGGCTAATGCACCTACAAGATCAGTTATGTCAATTGTATCTGAAAGGGATAGGCATTTAATTATGCTTGGAACTGAGACAACAATAGGTAGTGAGTCTTCTCAAGATAAAATGTTTATAAGATTTTCTGATCAAGAAGATATATCTGATTATACTCCAACCTCTATTAACACAGCTGGAACATTTAGGTTAGATTCTGGTGTTAAAATTGTCGGGGCTGCAAAAGCAAAAGATTATATTTTAATTCTTACTGACACCTCTGCATATGTTATGCAATTCGTTGGACCTCCATTTACATTTTCTATAAGACAAGTAGGTAGTAATTGTGGTTTGATGGGTCAACATGCTTTAAAATATGTTAACGGAGCCGTGTGGTGGATGGGTCAAGCAGGTGGGTTTTTTGTTTATGATGGTACAGTAAAATCAGTACCGTGTTTGGTAGAGGATTTTGTATTTACAAACAAAGGGGATAACCTTGGAATAAACTATAATGCTGGTGAACAAGTGTATGCAGGTTTAAACCATCTGTATGAAGAACTAAATTGGTTTTATCCTAAAGATGGATCGACAGAACCAGATAGAGTAGTAACTTATAATTACACAGAAAATACTTGGACAACTGGATCATTATCAAGAACTTCTTGGCATGACTCAACTTTATATGACAATCCATATGCAACTGAATTTAACAACTCCGGTACTCCTTCTTTTCCTGTTATTCAAGGAGTAACCAATGTAAATGGCGCTAGCACTTATTACGCACATGAAATAGGAAATAACGAAGTAGATTCAGATGGAAATAAAACAGCGATACCTGCTTTTATACAATCTGGAGATTTTGATTTATCTGCAGGAGGTGATGGTCAATTTTTTATGAGTATGAGAAGATTTGTACCTGATTTTAAATTATTAACAGGTGATGCTCAAGTAACAATTAATTTAAGAGACTACCCAACGGACACCGCAACATCATCACCTTTAGGTCCGTTTACAATTACAAATTCAACTGATAAAGTAGATACTCGAGCAAGATCAAGATTTGCAAGTTTAAGAATTGCAAATACATCTACGGATCAAAACTGGAGATTTGGAACTTTTAGAGCGGATGTACAACCAGACGGAATGAGGGGATAATGAACGAAGAACAACTATTTCAACAGTATAGTACAAATAGAGCTTTACAAGCTACATACCCTGATTTTGAATCATACAAACAAGCTGTAATGAGTATCAACAGAAATCAAAATGTATTTCAAACACTAGCACAAAGAGGTCAAGAATTTTTAGGAAACATACCACAATATTTAGGAGAAGCTAAAGATAGAATAAGCGGTGGTTTATCAGATTTATATGGAAACATAAAAGAAAGAATGGGCTTCTTTCCATCAAAAATGGGTTTAATAATGGGTGTTATAGATAAGTTAGATCGTTTTGATGATCTACCATTAGCTGATCAACAATTTATTACAGAATCTATGAAACAAGGTAGGCAAGGATTAGGCGGTTTTTATAGAGATCCTAGTTCAGGAATTTATAAAGATCCTATGGGTATTAATGTTAGAAGTTTATTTGGTAATTATGGTGACTACGTAACTAGACAAAATGTTCAAAGAAATTTAATGCCTACACAAACATACACAGCACCTAATCAATTAGCTTACAATGCTTTTATTGCAAATCAATTTGCAAGACAACAACAATTAAGACAAGAACAAGCAGCACAATCTGCAGCTAAAGCTAAACAATACACAGCACCTATGCAACCAACTTCTGGTAAAAATGGTGATGGCAAAGTGGGTGGAGGAGGTTTCTCAACTCAAGGAGGTCCTTACGGTTCTGGGCCAGGAGGCTTACACGATTACTAATGGCTAAAGTAAATGTAAACATACCAGAACCAACACCAGAATATACTTCTGAGAATCAAAGACAAATTGCTCAATCTATTAGAACAATTAAAGATCAGTTAAATACAACATTTCAAGAAGAGCTTCGACAAGAAGTTGAAAGAGTTTCTTGGTATACAATGAGGTAATATGAGCCAAGGATGTAATAACGTAAATGTAGAACCAACTGTAATAGGTGGTGGAGATGGATCAAATGCTTATGATGCATTTGGAAGATTAAGAGTTTCTAATCCATTTACTATTTT